GAAACCCCAACTTGTTATGGCACTTCCTGATGTGTAGTTAGTTCCTGCTGCGAAAATAAAAGATAATTGAAACCCAATAGTATTATCAAAAGTCATGCCACTTGTACTTGTATCGCCAGTAATAGGAATCTCAATTCTTTGCCAAGTTGCTGAAGATGCAACTGTATAGGTTTTAGTTATAAATCTTGTGCTATCTTCTTTATAAATTCCTACTTGATATGTCCCTGCTTGATACGCTTTTACATAAAAAGATAAAATAAAATTTTTACCTGTTCCGTTAGCGTTAAAAAATGGTATTAAGTCTTGTGATTCTACTGCATATCTCATATATACTAATTCTTCAGCATCTAAAGCACTTTCGGCTGTTGTCACATCAAATTCAAAACATTTGCTAAATCCATCAGGTGCATCACTTGTTTGTTTTTGAGCAAATGCAAGTTGATCTGTACCTGTTACACTCATTTTCATTCTATCTACACTACCAAAATCAGCAGAAGTAGATGATACACCACGTTGAGCCACTTCACACGCTCCATTCACTATGGCATTGCGATTAGATAAGTTATTAGTAATATTGGCAGTACACGTTCCATCAGTATTGTTGACAGTAATCGCAGCAGTACTAGCTCCTACCCCTTTTATCGAATTTACCTTGATCTCTGACATAATTAACTAGGTTCAGTAGGAAAAGTAATAGAACTCATATCTAAATTACCATTTGAATCAAGAGTTGGAGTGCTACTTGCTGGTAAATCACGCAAACTTTGACGATATGTTTTCCATGCTGTTGACAACGTTAAATCAGAACTAGCTCTCCAATCACAAGCTGTTAATAATCTATCTCTTTCTACTCTAAGTAATCTCATACCTTCTGCATTAGTCAACCTAGTTACTTCAGCATCAAGTTCAGATTCAGTTGGTTTTGTAGAACTATCTAACCACTCTAAACCAGAATAATCTGTTCCTATCCAAACAAATTCTTTATTTGGTTTAAGGCTTTTTAAAGCATTAATTTTATTATAAATCATGCTGCAATCTCCATTGCGGTTAATGATGTCTTAGCCTCTCCATTAGTATGGTTAAAAATACAATCACCACTACCCCAACGTCTTGTAAGTTTTACTCTATAAGTAATTGCTGATGTACTGTTTGGTGAATCAAGGTACATTCCATTAGGACCAGCTACGTAAACACCAGCAGCACCAGAACCAAAGTAATAAGCATAACCGTAAACTTCAGTTGAATCTCTATAAAGCAAAAGTTTAAATTCAGTACCAGACGAAACACCAGCGGGCGCACTTGTTAAAGTAACTAAAACCTTACTGCTAGTAGCAGACGGTGTAATAGCTACATTTAGCATTTCAGTTTCAGTATTCGAGCTAACAGTTATTTGTGAGCTAAGAACTGTCTGTACCACTTGTAAAACCTTACCAGCACTAAGATTTGTTAATGCCGAACCATTCAATGCTGGTAAATTACCAGAAAGTTTTGTTGCATCAAGCGTACTTTGACTTGTAACAAGCGTTCCATCTGCAATATCGGGTAAAGATATAACCCTGTTATTACTAGATGAAGATGGTGCTTGGATACTTATAGACCCACCACCTGATGCTGCGTTTAGTTTAATCTTTGCTGTCATTGTTAACTAGGCTTTGGATTGTCGGTTTTTACCTTTTCACAGGCAGCATAGTATGCTGTCAGTTTACTAGAATCTCCCTTACTATTCCAGTACATAGCGTCAGCAAAGTCTCCCAAACTTGGGTATAAAGGTTGTCTTGTAGATTGATAAGCTATTGCGGCTGCCTCAGAGTCTAATGTAGCCCTTGCACTATCTATAGCAGATTGAACCAATGTTATTTGAGTTCCATCTGCCTTAAAAGCTCCTGTACCATCATCAATCATGGCAGCACTAGGATATGCTTTGTAAATAGCTTCGTGGTCTAAACTCATTATGCTGCTACCTCTATTGTTGTTATGGTTGAACTCATTCTTGGTGCATAATCATTGTCAGCATCATATTGGGCTCTATTGAGATATAAACTAGAACCAGATTGGTAAGCTAGATACCAAGCTACATTATAAGTAATTGCAGAAGTACTACCCGCAGTATCTAAAAAATTTACAACTGTATTATCTATAGATTCACCATTATTTGGGCTGCGTTGACCAAAATAACCTCGTGATCTGCTTCCTGACGCATCACCAAGTGCAATAGCAGTTCCACCCTTTTCAAGTCTCAAAATATAATATGACTCTGCGGAAGCACATGTGTTCAACACTGCTGTCACTAAAATTTTATTACTGGCTGAAGAGGGGGTTATTGAGACACTCATACCAGAAATATCTGTCCATGTATCTATTGTATTTATAGAGGTCGTATCTGTTTTAACTGTTTGTACAACTTGAAGAATTTTGCGTCCTACACCACTAGCTAAATCAGCCGCAACGATTGAACCATCAACAATATTTGCTGAATTTATCTGCAATCCAGTTATTGTATCGTTTGAGCCGTTTAGTACTAAAGCCATTATGGAATTGTTACAACTGAAGGACTATTTATTGTTAGTGTAGCACCAGAAGCAATAGTTAATGGACCTGCAACTAAAGCGTTATGATTTGATGAAATTGTGTAACTTGTATTCATTTCATTTTCAGATTCAAAGAAGATTTGCTCACCGCCTCCACCAGTTCCACCGCCTCCACCAGCGTCTGCATATTCAAGCTGACCAATTGCTGTTGCACCAGAGCCAGAAATGCTTTTTACCTTCAAAACTTTATCTGCCGCAATCTGGTTATCTGGCAGAATTAAAGTATATGACTGAGCAGCACTATGGGCTGGGGATTTGATTTTTACACCATGACTGTTTTGATTGCAGTTAAGTTGCAAAGTTCCATCATTTGTTGCACCTTTAATTTCAAATAATCCTGTGCCGTTTGGTGTAACTTTTATATTTCCGTTGCTTGTAGATGTATTTATTTCTCTTGCTTGAACATCTAAATTTCCTCCTAATTGTGGTGTAGTATCATCAACCACGTTTGATATACCGCTGACACCACTTAATGAAACCCAAGAGCCATTATTATAGCCTTCATACTGGTTAACTTCGGCATTATGACGTATCATTCCAACTGCTGGGCTGCCGTCTCTTTGAGCCGTTGTTCCAGAGGGTAAAGTTATTGAAGATGTAACATTAAAAGTTGCTCTTGCTGTAAATGTGTTTGCAACAGATAAAGAAGCATGACCTAAATTAGCAAGACTTACATCACCCAAACTTACAAAAGCATTATTGGCTGCATTTCTAATTTTTAAAGTATTACCATCAATATGTGGCACGTAAGCCGCCACACCTATTGAAGGGTCGCCAGATCCTTGATTTACAGTACTAAGAGCAGCGATTATTTGATTTAATTTTGTTCTAACAACAAGCCCAGTTCCGTTATCAACAACAAAACCAGAACCACCAGTATTATCAACTCTTGCCATTTAAAAAATAGTAATTGTTTTTAGTATATCTGTTTTATCCACCTTTACCAAACCCAATAGCAGCAAAATTAAAATTTCTATCAATAGAAGCCCCAGAACTGTTTTTAAAATGTACTGAAAAGCCTGTTGAACTTACGTTACTTAATTCAAAAATATCCCCAGATGCCATATTTAATGCTGTTATACCTACAGATGGTAAATGTGAATTAGAACCCAATAAACTGCTAGTTCCAACAAAAAATGGGTTATCAAATGTCACATTTTTTTGCCCAGCACCAGACGCAATAGCTGTTGCATTTTGTTCAGTTCTCCTTTGCAAACTTGCTGTATAACCAAGCTCCGTTACTCTTATTGTTTGGGCTGGGTCTCCTGAGGTTAATGTAGTCCTAAATTTAAAGCCTCTACCTTTATATGTTCCGTTTGCAAAAGTTTGAAAACCAGCATAGGTTGCAGAGCCGGAACTTGGGTTATCTTGGGTAACATTTACTTCAGTAATAGCATTAACATCAACGCTTCCAGTACCGTCAAAATCCTGTAAGTCATCAATTAAACCCCTGTTATCAATAAGGTCATTTGGGTAAATAGCTTCCGATTTAATATGTTTTTTAAGATCTAAAGCAAAAACACCGCCTAAATCCAAAAAAGTACCGCCAGCACTACCACCAAATTCATACGTACCAGATGATGAAACACCACCAATAAAATCAATGCTAGTTTCTGCGTCAAAACTGGTAATACTATCAAAAAGGCCAACCCCAGTAAGTGTTAAAGAATTTGAAACATTATCAAAAGCTGTAGTTGTTTTTGTACCTTGAAATTTTGGGTTATCTTGATCTTCACGTCTTGTTTGTGTAATTAATGCTGGTTGTGGGTCTGGTGGGTCAATAATTACAGATGTTTCGCCTGTACTAAATCTTTGGCCGTCATCTTGTGCTTTTAAAATTACTTCCCCAGCCAAAATAGGTATTTCAGCAGAACTTGTATTACCAGAAACAGCAGTAACAAGGTCGGTTGCATTTGAAAAAGTGCCATTACCAGTTGTGTCTGGTGTGTGTCTTATAAAAATACGCCCCCCTGCAAGCACGTCTGCCTCTGTAACAGGCGTCCATCTAAGTCTGGCAAGTTTATCTGTTAAAGGCTCGTAAGTTAAGCCTGTTATGTCTTGTGGTGGAGCTGTTTTACCTACAGCATCAAATGTTAATGTTGCTGCTGCTCTACTTGGCTCTCCAAGACCATTAAAAGAAAATACTCGAAATTCATATCTACCTGCCTGACTATTTACTATTTCAGCATCACTAGAAACGGTATCAATTTTAAAGAAACTGCCGTTATCTACTCTATAATGAACTTCATATCTATTTGCTCCCTGTTGAGTTTGCCAATCAACAAGAATCTTTGCAACAGCTTTATTATTAATAATTACGATTTTTTCTTGTGCCGATAGCCCTTCTGGTGGGTCTAAAATAACTGTCAACGCAGTTGTATTTCTAACAGGTAAAGCTGCCCCATCTTCAACAAAGGCATATTTGCCCTCATTATGTTCAAGTGCTGTTATGGAATAAGTAGTGTCATCATTTTCACTAACAGAAACAACTCTCCATGTTGTTGTTTCTAGAGTTGAACTTTCCAAAACATAAGGGGCATTTACATTTGGTGTCGTACTAAATGCCGAAGAAACAGTTATTGTTGTTCCTGATACGTTACTTATATTTTTAGTTTCAACTGAACCATTAGGCATGACTATAGAAATAGTTGGACTGTTAGAGGTTGGAATATCTGTTGAAGCTGAATCATCTAATACGACAACAGTTGTGCTTGTTACAGAAGAAAGCAAGCCACCTCTCCTTACACCAGCCTTTAAAGAGTCTGCAATTTCAATAATATCACCACATCTAACTAAAGCTCCAGCAGCCGAAGTTGTTGCAAAAGCACAAGTTTCTCCAGAATTTTGTTCATTAAATAAAAACCATTTTCCTAATCTTGCAGCTTGACCCCTAGATGTACAGGCAAATGCTTTTATAGTTTTTGTTACTACTCCATATTTTGTTTGGGTCGCTGCGTCAGCCTCGATAGTTTCAATATCTAATTCTTGTGTAACCATGTCAAAATATTGAACATTAATTACTGTGTGTCTTGTTTTTAAACTTGAGCCGTTATAAACAAAACCATCTTCAGTAATATTTGAGTTATTGAATATATATTTAGTTGCCTTACCTTCAGCATCTTGGGATATAGAAACTGAACCAGCAGCATAAAAAGCAATAGCTCTCATTGAACCGCATAAAGCATTAATGAGGTTAAATGCCTCAGACTGTTGAGTAATATTTACGTTGCAACTGAATCTTGGCTCGGTACTGCCATCACCATTACCAGCATCTACTAAAGCTCCACAATATTCACTAACAGTTTTAAAACTAAATTTATCTAGGGAAGATTCAGCAATATTACAGCCAAAGCGGTCATTGGTTAATAAATCATATAAAATCCAAGCTGGGTCAGAACACCACTCTTTACTAGCTTTAAAAGTACCATTCCATGTACCAGCATAAGTGAGATTACCATGTGTAGCATTTACTGTTGCATTTGACGGAATCTTTACTTTTATTCCTCTTATCTTATAACGCCTATTTGGGACTCTTGGAAATTTTTCAGCACTAAATCGTAAGGCTGTATGTGCTGTATTTG